GTTTCTGAGACATCTCAGGAAGAAACACAATCAACCACAGAAGGAGAACAAGTGTCAGACACTACCGTTCCAGAAGTTGCTCCTGCCGCAGAAACGGTAGAGGCTGCAAAGGTTGAAGTTAAGGCTGCAACAGCACCTTACATTTCAACTACTGTTCGTAACCCAATCGTTGATAAGGCTTCTTATCTCGAGCACTCAGTCCGCGCCTCACTAGGCAACGACACATCAAAGATGTATGTTGCAGCAGCAGCAGACACAACAGACAACGCTGGACTCGTTCCAACACGTCAATTAACTGAAGTTATCAACGGCATTTCAAATGCTGATCGTCCACTTATTGATTCCGTATCAACTGGCGCTCTACCAGATGCCGGTATGACTTTTGAAATCCCTAAGATCACAGTTGCTCCAACAGTTGCAGTTGCATCTGAAGGCGGAACACCATCAGAGACAGATCAGAACGCTGCTTTTGTTTCAGTTGATGTCAAAAAGTACATCGGTCAGCAAACATTCTCACTAGAATTGTTAGATCGTTCATCACCAGCATTCTTTGCTGAACTCGTACGCCAAATGGAATACGCATACGCAAAGGCAACAGATGCAGCAGTCGGATCAGCACTTATTGCTGGCGGAACTGATGGCGGAAACCGCACATTAACAACTGGCGCACTTGCAGCAGATTTCGTTGCAGATGCAGCAGTTTCAATCTACGAGAACACTCTTGGATTTGCAACAAACATTGCAGTATCTCCAGCACAGTGGGGCGTACTCATGGGCTTGGTCGATTCTTCAAACCGTCCAATTTTCCAACAGACAATCAACCCACAAAACGCAGGTGGAACATTAACTGCAACAGCAGTACGTGGAAACCTACTTGGTCTCAACCTACGCGTAGCTCGTAACCTCTCAGGTACAGGTGATAACTCAATGATTATCATCAACCCAGATGCATACACCTGGTACGAGTCACCACGTCTATCTCTACAGACAAACCTCATCTCAACAGGTCAGGTTCAAGTTGGATACTACGGTTATGGTGCAATCGCAACAAAGATCGGCGCTGGCGCATACCGTTACATGGTTGCCTAGTAAATAACTAATCATGGGGGAGCTGCTGCTCCCGGTGGCTCCCCCAGTCGTTTAACAGAGAGGATGTAGAGATGGCTTCAATAGTTACAGTTGCAGAACTAAGGTCTATTCTTGGTGTCTCTACATCCCTTTACAATGATGCATATTTAACAGACGTGATAGATACGGCTGAGGCGGTAATTTTGCCAATGCTTGTTACTTACGCTTCACCAATTTCACGCGTGGAGTTGCAAGACAATATCGCTTATTACACAGTTTTAGGCGAAAACAATTTCTCAGAGGGTCAGAGCGTAGTCATCACAGGATGCGGCTCCCCGTTTAATGGCACTTTTACAATTTTAGAATCTAGTAATTACGACATTGATACTTACGTAATGAACTCTAATTCCCGCGTATTTGTAGACGGCGTTTATAGAGATTTCAACGGCTTCTTCACAGTATCAATTACTAATGCAGACATCGATGGCAGAAACGTCATCCCTTCAGGCAAGGCAACTCTTTCAGGCGCAGCTACTTATGTAGGAGTCAGCGCAGTTGAATCAGCAGTACTTGCCGTATCAGTAGAAGTATTCCAATCTCGAATCGCTCCTGGCGGTCAGATTGAAGGAATCGACTTTACAAATGTTTCGCCTTATCGTTTAGGCCGCAGTCTCTTTAACCGCGTATCAGGACTCCTAGGGGCGTACATCGATACCGATTCAATGGTGCAATAATGCCAGCATCAACGATCCTCGACACAGTTAGAGAACCATTAGCAACAGCCTTTGCAAACGTTGCTGGCAATGTCTATGCCTACGTTCCAGAGGCTCCTATGGTTCCTTTCGTAGTTACAGTTCCAGATTCACCATATCTCGAATTAGAAACTATAAACAAGTCAACGCTTCATATTAAAATTAATCTCGTTATCTCAGTCGCGGTTGCATATAACAGCAACCCGGCATCGCTCGACAACCTCGAGCAGCTAGTCATAAGTGTTCTGAAGGTTATCCCAGCGGGATACACAGTCGGAGCGGTTGAAAAACCAACAGTAACTCAAGTTGGCCCTTCCAATGTTTTGGTGGCCGATATCAGAGTTTCTACCTACTATACACAAACAAACTAAAGGAAAATAATATGGCAACTGTAGTAATCACAGGTCGCGATATTTCTCTATCTTTCACAGGTGGAACAGATATCGAGGCACAAGCAACTAGCGCGGTTCTAACTAAGACAAACCTACGCGAGACATATCAGACTCTTGATGGCGAAGCCTATAAGACAACAAACATCGAGGGCACTTTTGCTCTTTCAATGCTTGCTGACTGGGGTAAGGCTAACTCAGTATGCGAAGCCCTATGGACAGCAGCAGAGACAGCACCAGACACAGACATCAGCGTTACATTAACAGCAGCTACAGGCGCTCAATTCGTGTTCCCAATCATGCCAGAATTTCCTACAGCAGGAGGCGCTGGAACAGATGCTCAGACTGTAGACTTTACATTCAAGGTATCAAAGGGTGCAGTAGTAGAAACCTTCAGCTAAAAAATAGAAACGGGAGCAAGCAATGCAACAGCAAATAACAATTAAATATGTAGATGGAACCGAAACCACTTACCTGGTTAGACCACCTGATTACGCCAAGTGGGAGATGACAACTAAAAAGGTTATCTCCCAGTTTGGCGGCATGTGGGACATCCTTTATGTAACGCACTCAGCAATGAAGCGCGAAGCAGGCGGCCAGCCAACCAAGACACTTGATGTCTGGATGGAATCAGTCGTAGATGTCGAAGTAGGTGAAGGAAACCCAAAAGTCATCCAAGGGGAAGCGTAAGCCGACTCTTGGTTGAACTGGCAATAGCAACACAGATCCCGATGGATAAGTGGCAAAGTGCCGAGGATATTCTTACAGCAATAGAAGTACTAGAGGAGCGCAATCGTGGCAAGTGAGCTAGTAGCACTCGACCAGACTGAACTCCGTCAAGTCTTTAAGGCTTTGAGAAATATGGGTGAAGAAGCGAACGATGAGGCCAAGCGCCAATCAGGCGCTCTGGCTGAATTCGCCCGGGCTGAAGTTATTCAAACTGCTAGCAGGGGTAATAACACTAAAGTTTCAGGCCGTATTGCTCAGGGTTCTCGGGTTAAGAAGTCAAGCCGTATAGGTGAGATTACTTATGGATTTGCTTCTCAGAAGTTCTCAGGTGGAGCAACCACTAAAGATATCTGGGGCGGTACAGAATTTGGTTCTAATAAATATAAGCAGTTCCCTGTCTGGTCAGGCCGCGAAGGTCGAGGCTCTAAGGGTTGGTTTATTTATCCAACTTTGAGGAAGATTCAACCTCAGATCGTGGCTAGATGGACTGAATCGTTCTCTAAGATTTTGAAGGAGTGGGGCTAATGGCAACAGGTACCAGAGCATTAACGCTCAAGCTGCTTGCTGACGTTGATAACTTCACGACAAGGATGTAATGTCCTTTGGCGATAAGGTTTCAGATTTTGGAAAGAAAGCAGGCTTAGCCTTTGCAGCCGCAGGCGCAGCAGCCGTTGCTTATGCTGGCAAATTAGCCATTGATGGAGTTAAATCTGCCATCGAGGATGCAGCCGCTCAGGAAAAGTTAGCCCTCACTCTTAGAAATGTAACTGGCGCTACAAATGCTCAAATTGCTGCTACTGAAGATTACATAACTCAGACTTCCCTAGCCTTTGGCATTACCGATGATGATCTTCGCCCATCCTTAGAACGTTTAGCCCGGGCTACTGGAGACGTTACTAAGGCTCAGAAGTTACAAACAGTCGCGATCGATGTCGCAGCAGGTTCAGGCAAATCTCTTGAAGCCGTCACTAATGCAATGGCTCGCGCAGCCGAAGGCAATACTGCCGCGCTTGGCAAATTAGGTATTGGCCTTACATCCGCTCAACTCAAGACAATGAGCATGGATCAGATCACCGCTAAGTTAGCCGATACTTTTGAAAATCAAGCTGCTGCTAAAGCAGACACATTCCAAGGCAAGTTAACTCGCTTGCAAATTGCCTTTGATGAAGGCAAGGAAACCGTAGGCTCTTACATTCTGACTGCCATAACTCCTATGGTTGAAGTGATTGTCAATAGAGTAATTCCAGCCATTGCAGACTTTACAAATAACCTAGGCGAGAAGTTGCGCCCAGTCATTGAATTCCTAACCCCTATTACTAATGGACTTCGCAGCGCTTTTAACTCAGTTAAGAATTCGTTAAGCGACAACAGTGAGGAACTTAAGCCGCTTCTTACTTTATTTAAGGCAGTTGCAGAATTCGCCAGAGACGTATTAGCGCCAGTTTTAAGCAAGACTCTAGGCGCAGCGCTAGGCATAATTGGTAAAGCAATCTCTGGACTTATTGATGGCCTTGCAAGCGTGGTCACATTCTTTAATAATCTGTACAATGCGATCAAACGAGTAATCGATTTATCTAAGCAATTAGGCTCTAATCTCAATCCGTTCAATGGCGGCAAGACTTCAGGGGCATCTTCTCCATCAGCGCCATTGGCTCCAACAACCCCATCAG